GCCAGCATCGCGTGGTGCTGAGAATTTTGGGACATTGTTTGCATCGCCTGCTGTGTTGCGCACTGCCGCTAACACGCCTAGTATTCTGCGCCGTGCCGCACAGGACTTTGCCATGGCTGGCTCACCAGTCAATGTGATCAAACCTAAAGGTGGCAACTGGTTTGACAAGAATTTAAAACAATCAATTGAAAGCCTTAAAAAAGATGTGATGAGTGAGGCGCAACTTGCTGACTTTGCATCAAGGCAGAGTCGACCTGTAGTTGACCAGTACATGCAACGCCACAATGCAGATGTTGCAATGAACAACTGGGTTGAAAACACATACAAAAACTATGTGAAGAACGAAATGGCGACACCCGAAGACAGGGTTCGTTTAATGTTTGACCGCCGTTCACAAGATGTTGAAAAGCTAGAAGCAAAATACAACAAAGATATTGCAAAGCTCGAGGAAAAGCTACAAAAAGCTCAAGAATTACCATCAAGTGCAGAAAATAACCAGCGTATCGCTTATATCAAGCGCGACATTGAGAACAAACTTGATCAAAAAGACATTGATGTCAGCACTGCACGCCAGACAATTGGGCATGACAAAGAATTAGCCAACGAAGCTAATTTTTTAGGCGCTGGAACAAGGGGCGCTCGTATAGAGAGCGGGTTTCCAGAAGAAGGAATGGCTCAATCTGAGGTGGGGAAAGGGTGGGAAAACCTTGCTGACAACCTAATTGGATTGAAAAAAGCCTTGTTCGTAGGCCGCACACCTGAAATTACTCAGCGCTACCCATGGATTGATAAAGTTGACCCAGAATCCATGATTTACAAGACTCAGGGTGACTTTAACAAGTACACAAGCATGGATCATGTCATGGACATCCTGCGCCAAGACCTGCGCTCTGGCGTTTTGTCACCTGATAAGCTAAAAAACATAACAGTTGACCAAGCTATCGAGCGTGCCGCTGACTTTGACCGTGCGGCGGCAAGAAAAATGCGTGAGACTGCTATTAGAAACACAGAAGGCTTTCCTACCCACAAGGAGTATCCAGAGGGATATAAGTGGATTGAGTTAACCAATTCAAAAACAGTGCCTAAAGATTATGCTCTGCCAGAAGGAATGAAGCTAGATACGATTGACCACCCAAGATATGGTCTTTTGCATACAGTATCTGATTCAAAAGGCATTACTCAAATAGATGCTACAGATTCTCCAGAAAAAGCCCTTTTGCAGTTTTACAATAGAAAAGGTGGTGAAGGATATAAAACCCTTGAAGATGCCCTTAAGTACGAAGGCGACACTATGGGTCACTGCGTTGGTGGATACTGCCCTGATGTTGCTTCTGGTAGAACCAAAATCTTTAGCTTGCGTGACAAGCGTGGTGAACCACATGTAACGGTAGAAATAAAACCGCAACAACATTTGGATTACAACACTTGGTTTAATAAACAACCAGAAGAAGTTCAAAACAGAATTGCGCAACGAAGAATACAAGACAAAAATCACGACATATACGAAGGCCCAGAATACCTTGCCGCCCGTGAAGCACTGCCACCATTGATTAACCAAATTAAAGGCAAGCAAAACCGTCGCCCTGTTGAGAAGTACGATCCGTATACCCAAGACTTTGTAAAAAGCGGAAAATTCTCTGAGGTAAGAGACTTGCATAACACTGGCTTGTACAGACCTGACCCTGATGAGTTAGGCATATTGTTTCCTACTGACGCTTCTTTGCAAAACCTTCGCAGTTCAAGCAGAATTGAGATGCTTCAAAGAGCAAAGCAAGCTGGCTTATTCCCTGAAGGACAAAACTACTTAAGCCGCGATGAGTGGGAAGACATTCTGCGCAGGCAATATCTGGCTGAGCAATCAGCAGAAACCGCACGCAAAACGCAGATGGGCACGCCTCCCTCTGAGGACGACATAGGCAAGTTCATGAGTGGCTTAGAGCCTGAGATGGCCCGTGGTGGCCCTGTGCACTTGAGCAAGGGAACCAAAGCCGCTGAGATCGTAGAAGCCACAGCAGAGGGCATTGCCAAGCTGTTTAACAAGTATTCAGGCAAAGCGCCCAAAGAAGAGGCTATGCCATTGGTGCTTCCAAGAGCCGCGCCCAAGTCTTCACAAGAGATCAACGAGATTGCTGAGCGGGTAGCACGCCAGATGATTGGTGAGCATGTCACGCCACAGGGCAAGACAGTGAACCTAGCAGGGCGCTCCAAGAAGGAAGCTGAGCGGGTTAAGCAACTACAGTTTGAGCTTAAGCCAACGGGGACAGTGGCACAGGCGCAGGTGAATAAGCCGCAGATTGGGGATGTGAATGTTGCGTTCCCGGGCGACCAGTCCATCAGCGACACCATCCTCGACACCCTCCAAGGCGAGACTATCAACTCCCTCCAGCAAGGCGGCGCTAAGTACGGACTTGGTCAAAAACACCTGATTGACCCAGAGTTCTGGAAGTCCAACATTGGCCCAGCCCAAGGCATCCAAGGTCGCATCGATGATCTCTACGCCAAGTACATGCCTGAGCGCATGGTGGGTGAGCACCTCGCAATGGGGCCAATGTCAAACAACTTTGCCATGCACTTTGCGGACGCTAACCTTAAGGCGCTGGACTGGTCAAAGCTCAAGCCAAAGGATGTTGCGATCTTTGACAGCCACATCGCTGATGGGTATGTGATCAAGAAGAAGAACAAGACGACTGGTGAGGTGACGACTAAGCATGTGAAGTTCCCAGACTGGCCCGGTCTCGCGTCCCCTGACCTTGCCTTTGAAGCCATGCAGAAAAACCCAGAACTGCGCAAGTGGTTCAACAACCGCATGAAGACCCCTGACTTGACTCAGCCCCTTGGCCTCCCCAATGGGCGTGACATCGAGTACGCGATCTCCGAGCCTGCCATTCGCAACCTCGAGATCAACATGACTGGCCTGAACACAGGCATCCTCAAGCCTAACGCGCCTGTCGAGCCTTTGGGTGCGCTTCACAACACCTACACCCACCGAATCTTAGGCGAGGCTATTGGCCCCCGTGAGGTGCTGTCACCCTTCACCATGTCGTACCCTGACGCAACTGCTCATGTCTTAAGGACTCAAAACCCTTCAGACTTTACAGGCACAATCCAGAAGGTGTTTCCCCACCAAGTCGTTGACCAACAGTACCTTGACGAGATGGGTAAGTACCAAGATCGAGTCAAACAAATCACTGGCTACCAAAAGGGTGGCCCTGTTCATATGGCAGAAGGTGGTAGTAGCAAATACCACCCTGATATTCAAGAAGCATTAAAAGCTGGGCGCATAACGCAAAATCAAGCTAAGTGGATGAATAACTATCAGAACACGCCCGGCAACCCAGAGATTGGAACCGCAGGTATCCGTGATGGTATATCTGAAAAAATGATGAACTACATGAAAGCAGTCCGTGCTGGTGAGTACACAAGACCAAACTGGATGGAGCCTATCCCTAAAGAGGTAAAGATGCCTTACTGGGCTACTGGCAAGTTAGACTTGGATCGTGAGGGTTTAAGGCAACTTGACAAAATCCCAGCCATGACTCGCAAGGCTTTCAACGCAAGCGAATACTCCAACACCTTCCCAGTGGGCACAAATGACTTGACATATTACATGGAGTTGATGAAGGCTTCGCAAGAAAACCCAGACTACCAGCCTTACATCGATGAGATTGAAAAAATCAAAGATCGCAACCCAAGCATTGGTAAAGCCAAAGGTGGTGAGGCCAGAGCCTATGCAACTGGTGGGGCTGTCAAGTACAATCCCAATGAAATCGACAAAATAGCGTCATCGCTATATGAGGAACTGTATGGCTGAACAAAACAAAGACCTAACGATCCCTGAAGATAAAGGCGAAACTGTCGAAGTCGATGAGGACTTTTCAGAGGTAGAAGATACCGAAGATGGTGGTGCGATCATTCGTGAGAAAGAGAATGACGAAGACGCACAAAAGAACCAAGCCCACTTTGCAAACATTGTTGAAGATGTAGACCAGTCTATGCTCGTCGAGGCGACTACGGACTTGCTCGAGAAGATCGACAAGGACAAGGAAGCGCGAGAGAAGCGGGACAAGCAGTACGAAGAGGGACTCCGCAGGACAGGGCTGGGCGATGATGCCCCCGGTGGTGCGCAGTTCACAGGCGCAAACAAAGTCGTCCACCCCATGCTCATCGAAGCCTGCGTGGACTTCTCCGCTCGAGTCATGAAAGAGATTTTCCCTCCAAGTGGCCCAGTTAAGAGCAAGATTCAAGGCGAGAAGAACAAAGAGAAGGTCGACAAGGCAGAGCGCAAAGCCGCCTTCATGAACTGGCAAACCACTGAGCAAATGACCGAGTTCCGTGGCGAACTTGAGCAACTCAGCACCCAACTCCCACTAGGTGGTGGACAGTACCTCAAGATGATGTGGAACCCACAGCACCGCAGACCAGCGGCTGAGTTCATCCCCATCGACGATGTTTATCTGCCATTTGCGGCGACTAACTTCTACAGCGCTGAGCGCAAGACCCATGTCCAGTATGTAACCAAGATGGAATACATGCGCAGGGTCAAGTCTGGCATGTACCGCGATGTTGATGTTGGCACAGCTAGTGAGCCTGAGTACAGCAAGTCAACCCAAGCTAACGATAAGATCGAAGGTCGCAAGGAGTCCTCCTACAACGAGGATGGACTGCGCACAATCTTTGAGATTTACACCTATCTAGACTTTGGTGATGGCGTTGAGCCTTACATCCTGAGCGTGGACAAATCGAGTGGGCTGGCGCTGTCGCTGTACCGTAATTGGGAAGCCGAAGACATGCACCGCAAGGAGCTTGACTGGATTGTGGAGTTTGGGTTCGTGCCATGGCGTGGTGCATACCCAATCGGACTGACGCACATGATTGGTGGACTGAGTGGAGCGGCGACAGGCGCTCTGAGGGCGCTGATGGATAGTGCGCACATTCAGAACATTCCGACACTGCTGAAGCTCAAAGGTGGCCCCGGTGGTCAAACAATCAACCTCCAGCCCACCGAAGTCGTGGAGATGGAAGGCGGCGCACTCGTGGACGATGTCCGCAAAATCGCCATGCCCATGCCCTTCAACCCACCCTCTGCGGTGCTCTTCCAGTTGCTTGGCTTCTTGGTCGACGCAGGCAAGGGCGTTGTCCAGACCTCCTTTGAGAAGCTGAGCGACCAGAACCCTAACGCTCCTGTGGGCACAACCCTCGCTCTGATTGAGCAGGGCATGGTGGTGTTTTCTTCCATTCACTCACGCCTGCACTCATCAATGGCGCGTGTGTTCAAGATATTGCACCGCATCAATTCTGCCTACCTGACAGACGAAGATGTAGAGGCGCTCGAGTCTGGTTTGGATATTGAGCCTTCTGACTTTGATGGCCCGATGGACATCATCCCTGTTAGCGATCCAGCGATCTTCAGTGAGGCACAGAGGTTTGCGCAGATTCAGGCGATCATGCAGAGGGCGCAGGCAATGCCCCAGATGTATGACCAGAGGAAAGTGGAGGAGATGTTCCTGCGCAATTTGAAGATTAGCGCGGATGAGGTGTTGCAGGCATCCCCGGGGACTGAGGACATCGACCCCGTCAGCGAGAATGTCGCCGCCACCATGGGTCGCCCTGTCTTCGTCCTGCCCAAGCAAGACCACATGGCTCACCTCAAGACCCACCTCGCGTTCTTGAAGTCCCCCCTGTTTGGTAGCAACCCTGTGATTGCACGGACATTCATGCTTCCTATTGCCACACACTTGCGTGACCACTTGCTGAACTACTACCTTGTCGAAGCCCACAACGCTGTCGACATGGCTCAGCGCGAGGACTTGATCCAAGAAGAGGCAAACGAGCAGGTCGCAGTGATCTTGCAAGTCCAGCAGTTCATTGAACAGCAACTTGGTGGCTTTGGTCAAGAGTTGGCTCAGATCGATCAAGCGGCTCAGCAGTTTGTGCCCAAGCCACCTGTCATGCAGGACAAGGCTATGGAGATTGCGCAACTCAACGCGCAGGTGCAGAGTCAGGCTATGCAACAGCGTGCCCAGATGGATCAAGCAAAACTGCAATTCCAACAGCAAAAACTTCAGGTCGACGCGCAGACAGATGCGAAGAAGAGCCAAGAGGACTTGCAGAAGGAGCAGATGCGCCAGAGGGCAGAGAACGAACGCACGATGGTGGAGTTGGATACCAGAGAGCGGATGAACACAGCGGACAACGACACAGCGATGAGGCTTGCGGCAACGGAGCTTGCGACTGGGGAGAAGTTTGCGGTGAGTACGGGCACGGGGATTAACCCCGGGGCGCGTTGATTTTTTACACTTTACTTAGGAGACTTTCACATGTCCGATACCCCAAAAACTGGCACAGTTCCCATGTCTGGCGGCTTCGTCAAACAACACCACCGCATGGCGGCTGGCGAGAAGCTCAACGGTCAAACCCTGCCTAGCGCACCCACCACGCCCAAGACTCCAGCGTGAATTTTCCAGAGCAACTGCTCAACCGCCTCAAGTCCGACCAGCAGAAGTTTGCGCTGGATGCCTTGAAGCGTCCTCAAGAACGCAATACCTTCGAGTACGGGTATCGTGTCGGAGTCGTAGCAGGCTACGAAGCCGCCGTAAATGTACTGTTATCACTACTTGACGAGGAGAAAAATAGTGACAATGACTTATGAGAACGCACTCGCAGAGGCTTTCCCAGCAGTAGAAGCTGGCATTCAGCCTTTTGGAAGCCGTGTTCTGATCCAAATCCGTACCCCTATGCAAAAGTCAGCAGGTGGCATCATCATCGACACAGGTTCTCGTGACACTGAAAAGTGGAACACACAGGTTGGAAAGGTCATCGCAATTGGCCCCCTCGCCTTCAAGAACCGAGACACGATGGCGAGTTGGCCTGAAGGTGCATGGTGCAACAGCGGAGATTTTGTTCGTGTCGCAAAGTATGGCGGTGACCGCTGGGAAGTAGAACTACCCACTGGTGAAAAAGCCCTATTTGTTATTTTTAATGATTTGGACATTATTGGTCGCGTTCAAGGCGATCCATTAGCTGTTCGAGCATTCATCTGAAAGGAGATGATTTATGGCTGAAGTAATGAAAGAAACGGACGAGCGTCCTGAGAGTGAAGTAGAAGACATAGTTATCGTCGAAGAGAAACCCTTAGAAGACGATGAAGACAGTGGCGACGACAGAGTTGCTAGAAATGAAGACGATGGCAACGACACAGAGCGAGAAGCCATCCGTGAGCGCAGACGACTCGAGAAGCTCGAGCGCAAAGAGCGCCGCGACAAAGCCATCACCCGCGACAAAGTGGAGTTGGACTTCCTCCGTAAACGCAATGATGAACTTGAGCGCCGCATGTCTGCTCAAGAACAACGAGCCTACCAAAGCGACCTAGGTCAAATTGACGCTCAGATTGCAAGAGCGGCTAACGAAGCGCAGATGGCAGAGCGAGTTATTGCTAAAGCAGTAGAGGTTGGCAATGGTGAAGATGTCGCTAAGGCTATGCGTTACCGCGACGAAGCTATTGCCAAGGTTAACCAACTCAATTACCACAAACAGCAAGCAACTCAGCGCCCTGTCCAGCCCCAACAGGCTATGGATGACAGAGCGATGATGCACGCCAAAGAGTTCTTGGAAGAGAACAAGTGGTATGACCCCCAAGGTGGTGATGAGCGATCAGCTATTGTTTTAGCGATTGACCAAGCTATGAACAAGGAAGGTCACGATCCTCGAAGCGAAGAGTATTGGGATGAGTTGCGGTCACGAGTTGCCCGCCGCCTGCCAGAGCAGTTTGGCAAGGCTCCTAAAGGTGATCGCGAGGAGCGAGTTGCACGAGGTGGCCCCACCGTGGGTTCAGGTCGTGAATACGCGCCAACATCTACTCGTAAAGAGATTTACATCAGCCCAGACCGCAAGCAAGCCCTCGTGGATGCAGGCGTTTGGGACGACCCAGTGTTGCGCATGAAGTATGTAAAGCGCTATGCTGAGTATGATCGCAACAACAAATCTTGATTTATTTGCAAATTAACAAATAAGTCGTATAATTTTTTCAATCGCTGAAAGGAGCGAGTAATGACCGACGAACGAATTAAGAAATCCGCTGGAGAGAATCGCGTGGGGCGTGCGATGACAGATCGCGCCGTAACGGAAAATCGCGAGGTGACCGAGAATGAGCGGATTGAAATGTTCCGTCAGCAGTTTTTTCAGTCTTCACTGCCTGATCTGCCAAAAATCCCCGGCTGGCACTGTTGCTGGCTGACCACGACTAACCCCCGTGACTCTATACAAATGCGCATCCGTCTTGGATATGAGCCGTTGAAGCCCGAAGATATACCGGGCTGGGAATACGCAACTCTCAAGACTGGCGACTGGTCTGGATTCATTGGAGTGAACGAGATGCTTGCTTTTAAGCTCCCCATGTCGCTTTATGAGGCGTACATGAAGGAAGCGCACCACGATGCGCCACTGCGTGAGGAAGAGAAATTGACCGACACCGCAGAATTCCTCGAGCAACAAGCCCGTGCATCTAAGTCGAAGCTGTCTGTGGGAGATGGCAATCTGGAAATAGGACAACAGCGGGAAGCTCTTTTTGATCTTTCCTGACGAAACCTTTTAATCCATTAGGAGCAATATGTCATCGACTAGCGCACCCTTTGGCTTTCGTGCTTCTTTCCACAACAGTGGTCAGATGCGCCCAAAAGCCTATGTAATCGCGAGCACCTATGCGGCTAACATTTTTAGCGGTGATCCCGTTAAGTTAACCGACAACGGTGTAATTCAACTAGGTACTTCGGACGGCACTCGTTCAGGTACTACAGACGGCGTTTCTTTGCTGGGCATCTTCGCAGGTGTGCAGTATTTGGACGCTACTGGCAAACCAACGATCTCCCCATTCTGGCCTTCTGGCACGACTGGTACAGAGATCACTGCATGGGTCTATGATGACCCAGAAACACTGTTCGATGTTCAGTACAACAACCCCTCCGCTGGCACAACCGTTCAAACGGCTGTTGGTGAAGAGTGTGATTGGACTGTGGCCTCGCCCGGTGGCTCGACCCAAACAGGTTTGTCTAACACCTACCTGACCGCCATTCAAGCCACTTCTGGTCAATTCCAGATCACTGGCTTTGGATATGAAATCAATGATTCCCTCACAGACGCTTATGTAGTCGTGACTGTTCGCATCAACGAACACCACTACAAAGCCGCAGTGAACTCGGTATAAGGAGGGCTGAATTATGGCTACCCCAATGCGTAGTACGGACTTTCGATCCGTTGTTGAGCCAATCCTGAACGAAGTCTTTGACGGCGTTTACAATCAGCGTGCTGATGAATGGAAAATGGTTTTCCGTGAGCAAAAAGGCATTCCTCGTAATTACCACGAAGAACCCGTCTTGTACGGTTTCGGCGCGGCTCCCGAGTTGCCTGATGGCATGGCAGTAAGCTACCAATCTGGTGGCGTATTGTTCTTGCAACGCTACCTCTACAAAGTCTACGGTTTGGCATTCAGCTTGACCAAAGTCTTGGTTGAGGACGGTGACCACATCCGTATCGGTCAGACCTATGCCAAGCACTTGGCACAGTCACTGATTGAGACTAAGGAAACCCTTGGCGCTAACATCCTGAACCGTGCTTTCAACAGCGCATACACAGGTGGTGATGGCGTATCTTTGGTTTCTGCATCTCACCCAATCGTGAACGGCACTTTCAGCAACCAGCTTGCTACAGCCGCCGCTCTTTCACAAACTTCTCTTGAGCAGATGCTCATTCAGATTCGCAACGCTGTTGACAACAACGGCAAGCGTATCCGCTTGACTCCCACCAAGATCGTGTCTGGCCCATCTAATGTGTTCCAAGCCGAAGTTCTGTTGAAGAGCGTGTTGCGTACAGGCACTGCTGACAACGACATCAACCCTGTTAAGTCCATGGGCTTGCTGGCTGATGGTCAAGCTAACTTGTCTCGTATCACATCAACCACTGCATGGTGGATTGAGACTGATGCGCCAGAAGGCTTGAAGTTGTTGATGCGCCGTGGTTTGGAAAAGTCTATGGAAGGTGACTTCGAGACTGATTCAATGCGCTACAAGGCCACCGAGCGTTATACTTTCGGTTGGACTGATCCTCGCGGTATTTATGGTACAGCGGGCGTTTGATCTTTAACTAAAGTATCAAGTGAACACTCTCCGCAAGGGGGGTGTTTGCTGGGCACATTTAATCCACGCGCAACAGACGGCACGCCCTTGCCGACGACATGCAGACGGTTGCGCAACACTTGCATGTAAGGAACTATCATGGCATCAACCACCTTCTCTGGCCCAGTTACATCCACCAATGGCTTTATTGGCGCTGTCACGGGCAACATCACAGGCAATGTGACTGGTAATTTGACTGGCGATGTGTTCGCCTCTAACCAATCACTTTCTGGTGCTGGCGCAGTCAACATTACTGACATGTTGACTAGCTTGACAACTACTGGCGCTTCTCAGGCTCTGACGCTGGCTAACGGCACAACTGGTCAAGTAAAAATTATTGTCCACACGGTTGATGGCGGTAGCGCTGTCTTAACTCCTACAACCAAAATTGGTTTCTCCACCATCACATTTACGGCTGTCGGCGATGCTGTTTATATGATCTACACTGCTACTGGTTGGGCAATTGTTGGCTCTCGCGGCGTAACAATTGCTTAATTGAATGAGAGGGGTTCGCCCCTTTCATTTTTAACTTCAGGAGATTTATATGGCTGATGCTGTAGCTTCGCAAACGCTTCTCGATGGCGAGAGATTGTTTATTGGGAAATTTACAAATATCTCTGATGGCACAGGTGAAACCGCTGTTGTCAAGATCAATGCTTCCACACTAAGCCCTAACGCCGCTGGCAATGCTTGTAATGGCGTGAAGATCAATAAAATCTACGCAACAACGCATGGTATGGAAGTTCGCATTCTTTGGGATGCAACGACTGATGTGTTCGCTTGGATGATCCCGCAAAACACAAACTATCTGATGGACTTCTCGTCTTTTGGTGGTTTGCAAAACAACGGCGGCACTGGTGTTAATGGCAATGTGCTGTTTACAACCGCTGACGCTTCTAGTGGCGACATGTACACAATCGTTCTTGAGTGCATCAAGACTTACGCAAACCCACAAGGATAAATCATGTCAAAAATGCAATATGTCAAAGATTTTGATTTCAACCAAAAAGCCTGCAACTACGAGTGCGGTGGCCCTGTCATGGCAATGGCTAAGGGTGGCTACGCTAAGGGTGGCATGAAAGAAGCCAAAACAGGCGAGATGTACTCTAGCCAAAAAGCCATGGCTAAACACGAGAAGACAGAATCACCTCGCATGCAAAAAGAAGAGATGATGAAGTCACAGACCGTGAAGAACATTGGCCCTCGTGGTGGTCAAGGCATGCTTCCTCCTGCCGCTAAAGGCTTAGGCATCACTGCTCCTCGCCGCCAGATGCCAGTGGCTCCTCGTGAGCCTATGATTGCTCCTATGAAAAAGGGTGGCAATGTCAAGAAGAACTACGCCATG